AATTTTGGTATAGAAAATTTATCAAAAGAAAGTCAAACGACTTTTCAGAAAGATCCATTTAAAGAATTGGAATTTGTTCATGTTGTTAGACCTCGAAATATTTACAATGAAAGAAAAGCTGACAAAGCTAACATGCCTTTTCAAAGTATTTATTTTGAATACAACAATGGACATATTATTTCTGTAGGTGGTTTTAGAGAATTACCTTACGTCATACCAAGATATTTAAAAGCATCTACTGAGATATACGGAAGATCTCCAGCTATGAATGCTTTACCTGATGTAAAAGTTTTAAACAAAATGGTTGAGACTGCATTGAAAGCTGCAGCTAAACAAGTTGATCCACCTCTGTTAGTGCCAGACGACAGCATGCTATCACCAATTAGAATGTCAGCTGGTTCATTAAATTATTACCGATCAGGATCAAGAGATCGAATTGAACCTTTACAAATAGGACAAGCAACATCAGCAACTCTTAATCAAGAAAACCAAAGAAGAGAAGCTATTGCAAAAATGTTTCATGTGGACCAGTTAGTAGTTTCAAGTAATAGAACTATGACAGCAACAGAAGTCATACAAAGAAACGAAGAGAAGATGAGAATACTTGGTCCAGTATTAGGTAGATTACAATCAGAATTATTACAGCCAATGATTTTAAGAGTATTTAATATTATGCTTAGAAACAGATTATTTTTACAAGCTCCAGAAATTCTTGCAGAACAAGAGATAGATATTGAATATGTATCTCCTATGGCTTTAGCTCAAAGATCTCAAGAATTACAAAGCTTGATGAGAGGATTAGAGATGTTTGCTCAAATATCTCCTTTAGCTCCAGTACAAGATTACATAGATGAAAACGGTCTAGTAAAACAAATCATTTCTTTATTAGGTTTACCAGCCAAAATGATTAAGTCAGATAAAGAAGTCATGATGCTAAGAGAGCAAAGAGCTGCAGCTCAAGCTCAACAAGCAGAGATGATGCAGCAAATGCAAGAAAGTCAAATTGCTAAAAATGCTGCTCCTATGGTTAAGGAACTTAATGCAGCTGAATAAAAAATTACAAGAGCTTATTAAAGATTATAAAATTATTTTTAATACAGACGAAGGTAAAAGAGTTTTAGAAGATCTCAAAAAGAGATCACACTTCCATAATACAACACATGTCCAAGGCGATAGTCATGAGAGCGCTTATAACGAAGGCCAAAGATCACTGGTTGTTTTTATGGAAACATTAATAAATCATAAAGAATAACGAGGTAAAATATGTCAGATCAGACAACTGCTCCAGTGGAGCAATCTGAGCAACCAAAGGAAGTTGCTCAACCTGAGGCAACTCCAGAGGTAAAAGAAAGTGTTTTAGCTGAACCAGTAAAAACTGAAGAAGTTAAAATAGAAGAGCCTAAGGTAATTAATTTTCAAGAATTAATTCCTGAGGAATATAAAGAAGAAAAGTCTCTACAAAATTTCTCAACTATGAAAGATTTTGTAAAGTCTTACATTAATGCTCAAAGTTTAGTTGGAGCTAATAAAGTTGCTATTCCAAATAAGATGGCAACTGATGAGGACTGGGAAGAGGTTTATAAAAAATTAGGTAGACCAGATAAACCAGAAGGTTACGAATATTCTTTCAAAGAAGAAGTCGACCAAGAACAACTAAAAAGATTTAATGAGGAAGCTTACAGAATTGGATTACTTCCAAAACAAGCTGAGCGAATGATTAAATTTTATAATGAGTTCGCAACAAATCAGGAAGCCGATAGAGTTAAAAACTTTGAAGTTAGACAAACTGAGGCTATGGCTGAATTAAAAAAAGAATTTGGTCCTGAATACAATAAGCGATTAGATCAAGCTAAAAAACTTGCAGTCGAGACATTAGGTAATGACATTTTAAATAATGCAGTGCTTAATGATGGAACAAGACTAGGTGATAACGTACAAGTAGTGAAAGCGTTTTCAATGTTAGCTGACAAACTTTCTGAAGATGAATTAATCAAAGGAGATGGTGTCGACTATCAAACAGCAAGTGAAATAGAAAAAGAGATCTCTGAACTTACTGAAGATGGATCACCATATTGGAATAAAACACATCCTAATCATGCCAAGACAGTTGATAGAGTGTTTAGATTACGTGAGCAGTTAAATGGCTAACGAAAAATTTGAACCTCAACCAGACATCACTGATATTGAAATAAGATTAGAATGTTTAAGGCTTGCTACTGAGTTTGGTCCAGAGAACGAACGAAGAGAGCCAATAGAAAAAGCAACTAAGTATTTCAATTGGGTAAAACAAGTTTCTAGCGATAATCGAAAGACCGCTCGAAAAAAAGTCTAATTGCAGACTATAAATGTAAAGACGAGATCCGCTTAGCGGAAAATCAAATCGATCAAATCAATAATCAACTATAGGAGGACATCTAAAATGTCTAACCAAATAACTACAGCTTTTGTACAGCAGTATTCAAACAATGTACAAATGTTGTCACAACAAAAAGGTTCACTCCTACGAAACACTGTTGATAGCGAAACTGTACAAGCGAAAAATGCGTTTTTTGAACAAGTAGGTGTAGCGACAGCAGTAAAAAGAGTTTCAAGACACGGAGACACTCCGCAAATTGATACTCCACATGCAAGACGTAGAGTGAGTATGGTAGATTATGAGTACGCAGACTTGATCGACAAACAAGATCAGGTCAGAACTCTGATCGATCCAACATCTTCTTATGCTCAAGCTGCAGCGTTCGCGCTTGGTAGAGCTATGGATGATGAAATAATCACTGCTATTAGTGGTACTGCGTTCTCAGGTGAAACTGGATCTACTTCAGTTACTTTACCTTCAGCGCAAAAAATCACTGAAAGTGGTACAGACGGATTAACAATTGCAAAATTAAGAGAAGCTAAAGAGAAATTCGATAGCGCCTCTGTTGATCCAAGTATTCCGAGATACCTTGTTGTCGGACCAAAACAAATTTCTGATTTGTTAGGAACTACTCAAGTTACATCTTCGGATTTCAATACAGTTAAAGCTTTAGCAAATGGTGAAATTTCAACATTTCTTGGTTTTAACTTCATAACTTCTAACAGACTTACATTAGCATCAAGCAAAAGACTTTGCTTAGCTTATGCTGGTGACGGTATCAAGTTAGCGTTAGGTCAAGACATCATGACTAGAATTGATGAGAGATCTGACAAAGGTTATGCAACTCAAGTTTACGTGTGTATGACAATGGGAGCTACTAGAATGGAAGAAGAAAAAGTAGTTACTATCCAAGCACACGAAGCGTAATAGAGGAGGTTAAATCAAATGGGTACTAAAAATACAGACTTAGTCGCAAACTTTGAGGCAACTCCTCAAGTTAAAAACAACGCAGCTGAACTTCACGGTGTACTTAGAACTGCACACGGAACTGTTGAGCTAGCAGCTGGAGATAGTGATAACGATGATGTTGTAATGTTAGCACCGATCCCATCAAACGCAGCAGTGCCAAGTTTATTTATTGGCTCTGACACTTTTGGTGGATCTTGCACATTCAACGTAGGAATTTACACTACAGATGGAACAGTAAAAGATGAAGATGTTTTTGCTACAGATGTTGCTGATGCAGCAGCTATGGCAGACGTTAGATTTGAAGCTGCTAACATCGATACAGCTGGTAAAAAAATGTGGGAGCTTGCTGGAGATAGTTCAGATCCGGGCGGTTATTTCTACATAGCAGTAACAATGAGTGCTGCTGGTGGAACTGCTGGAACTCTTTCATGGAATATTAGTTACGTTGTTAATTAATACGCAGTGATCTGCAATTAGACTAGGCGGTGTAATGCTGCCTAGTCAATCAATAATGAAATATATTTTAATTTTATATATGTGTAGTATGAATACTGGTCAGTGTCCTAACAGCACTATCTCAGGTTATCAATTCTCATCGCACTATGATTGTGTAAATGCTGGTTACGCTCTTGCACAAAGTACATTTAGAAATTTAAAAGAAATCGAAGAGTGGGATTTAGAGTACATAAATAAAAATAAAATAGTAGTTAAATTTGACTGTAAAGAATTAGGAGCAAAAATATAATGGCATCAGTAGTAGACATTTGTAATTCAGCTTTAAACTTTTTAGGAGCTTCAACAATATCAGCATTAACTGAAGATAGTAAAAATGCTAGATTATGTAATCAGAGATATGAGCCTATAAGAAATAGAACTTTTAGATCTCATGCTTGGAACTTTGCAACAAAGAGAGTTGAATTAGCAAAAGATAGTGATGCTCCAGTAGTAGAGTATGCAAATCAATATACTCTACCATCTGATTGCCTTAGAGTTTTAAAAATTCATACTGGATCTACAGACAGTATTAAATCAACAATAGATTACGTTGTAGAAGGTAGAAAAATAAAGACTGATGAAGGTACTGTTTTCCTTGTATATATTGCCTTAATTACAGATCCTAACGAATACGATACTTATTTTAACGAAGCATTATCAGCAGCTTTGGCAGCAGATATAGCTTATGCAATAACTAATAACGCAACATTAGCAAATAACTATCAAGCTTTAGCTGATGAAAGATTAAGAGAAGCTAGATTTGTTGATGCTACAGAAAACAGTTTAGGAACTGTTGAGAGTAACGAATTTACTGACGCGAGATTATAATGCCAAGAACAACACTTGCTTTAACAAGTTTTGTTTCTGGAGAACTTGGAGACAAATTATCTGGTAGAACAGATTTTGCCAAGTATGCTTCTGGAGCAAAACAACTTACAAATTTTTTAGTACATCCTCAAGGAGCTGCTACAAGAAGAGTAGGTACTCAGTTTATTTCTGAAGTTAAAGATAGTTCTAAAAAAACAAGACTGATACCTTTTGAATTTTCGACAGTACAAACTTATGTACTTGAATTTGGTAATCAGTACATGAGAGTTTACAAAGATAAAGGTCAAGTCTTATCTGGTGGATCTGCATTTGAAATATCTACTCCTTATTTAGAAGCTGAATTATTTGAAATAAAATTTGCTCAGTCTGCTGACGTGATGTACATCTGCCATCCAAACCATGATGCTAGAAAACTTTCTAGAACTGGCCATACATCTTGGAGCTTAGACCAAATAGAATTTACTGATGGTCCTTATTTAGTTGCCAATTCATCAGCAACTACAATGACACCGTCAGCAACCACTGGAAATATAACTATCACCGCATCAGCTTCAACTTTTGCTTCGACTGATGTTGATAGACTTATAAATTTTTCTAACGGTTATGCTAAAATTACTGGGTTCACTTCTGCTACTGTTGTAAATGCAACTGTAAAAGATGACTTCGATAATACGAGTGCAGTAACAAATTGGAAGCTTGGAGCTTTCTCAGATACTACTGGACATCCATCAACAGTTTCTTTCTTTGAACAAAGATTAGTTTTTGCTGGAACTACATCAGAACCACAAACATTATATTTTTCAAAGTCTGGTGATTATGAAAACATGACCACTGGTACTGCAGCTGACGATGCCATGGTTTATACTATTGCATCAAACCAAGTAAATAGAATTAGATATTTAAAATCTGTAAGAACTTTAATTGTAGGTACGACTGGGGGGGAGTTTACCGTATCGGCTGATGGGACTAACGCAGCTGTTACTCCAACAAATGTCACTATTCAAAAACAAAGTTCATACGGAACTGCTGATGTAGATGCTGTAACTGCTGGTAACGCCACGTTATTTTTACAAAAAGCAAAAAGAAAAATTAGAGAATTAAGTTATAACTTTGACAGTGACGGTTACGTTGCTCCTGATTTAACTATTCTAAATGATATAGTTACTAAGTCAGGTATCAACGAAATGGCTTATCAGCAAGAACCTGACAGTATTTTATGGTGTGTAAGAGATGATGGCGTATTTGCAGGATTAACTTACCAGAGATCTGAGAATGTTGTTGCATGGCATCAACATAAATTAGGTGGTAATTTTGGTACTGGAGACAGTGCTACTGGATATGGAGTTGTTGAGAGTGTTGCCAGTATTTCTGGAACATTAACTGAAGATCAGCTTTGGGTTATTGTAAAAAGAACAATAAATGGAGCTACTAAGAGATATGTAGAGTGTTTTGCAGATTTCGATTTTGACGAAACTACATCAACAGATTTTAGATTTTTGGACAGTCACTTAACTTATAGTGGCGGTTCAACCACCACGTTGAGCGGTCTTTCTCATTTAGAAGGACAAGTTGTTTCTATCCTAGCGGATGGTTCAACACATGCTGACAAAACAGTAAGCTCAGGCTCGATAACACTTGATCGATCAGTAACGAGTGCGGTGGTCGGATTAAATTACGACAGTGTTTTACAAACAATGAGAATTGAAGGAGGAGCTGCAGAAGGAACAGCTCAAGGTAAAACAAAAAGAATTTCTAAAGTAGTATTAAGACTATTTGAAACAGTGGGAGCAAAAGTAGGACCAAGCTTATCAAGCTTAGAAACTATTCCGTTTAGAACTACATCTGATCCTTTAGGTTCTCCAGTATCAACTTTAGTTGCTGGTGATAAAGAGATTGAGTTTAGAGATGATTACAACACGGATGGATTTATTTTTGTAAAACAAGATCAGCCTTTACCTCTATCGCTATTGGCTATTTATCCAACTGTTGTAACCAGCGATGGATAGATTTGAAATAGTTCCTTACAAAACTGGTCATGGCAAAGACATGATTGCTTTTGGACTGAACGATAAATTGATGGATTATGATGCAACATTTGAAGAAAATAGGATCGACTTTGCTTTGGCTGGCTTATCATTTACTTTACTATGTAATAGTGAGCCTGTCTGCAGTGGTGGCATTGTTCCACTATGGTATGGAGTGGCTGAAGGCTGGGTTATCTCAAGCAAAAGAATATATAAAAACAGAATTAGATCAGCGAGATTAATAAAAAAGAGAATGGATATTCTCTGCTCAGCTAATAAAATTTGGCGATTACAAACATCAGTAAAAGCTAATTTTAATATGGGCTTAAGATTTGCTGAGTTTCTTGGATTAAAAAACGAAGGACTTATGATCGCCTATGGTCCTGACAAATCAGATTATTTAAGGATGGCAAAGATTTATTTATGAGTTTTATTGGTAATTTCGCTGCAGCAGATGCAGCCAAAAAGATAGGAAGATACAACAATGAATTATATCAAACTCAAGCTGACTATCAGGCCGCAAAAGCAAGAATAAGAAAAAAAACTTACGATCAAGTTACAAGACCTTTA